AATGCCTAAGCCTCGCATCAAGGTCAAGGCTGCCAATCTTCGCGGAAAGCTCTCGATCTCTGCGGAGTCGTTCAAGCGCTTCGAGAAGGAGCTGAGGCGGCTCGAGATCATTGCGCGCGCCGAGGTTGTGCGACGCGCATTGCAGGCAGGCGGCGACGTGATCCACGATGCCGCTGAGGCCAGGGCGCCAGGTCCGCACATTGTGACGAAGATCGTCACTGGGGCCGAGTTGATGCAAGGCTGGAAATCCTCCGCGGCCGCGCAAGGCCTGAAGCCCGGTAGCCTGTACATCATCATCGGGCCTGACAAGGATCACTGGTATTACCGTTTCGCGGAATATGGCATCAAGGCTCATGGCGTGAAACGTCGCAAGCGCACACGCTACAGCCAATATCTAAAAGCGCAAGGTGTGAAAGCCTCGCAGGCCAAAAAGTACAAGATCGGGAAGCGCTCGGTGTCCATGACGCGGCCTGCAATGGTCTTCACGATTGACGGAAAGCTGATCTTTGCGAGAAAGGTCAAGGGATCAGCTGCCAGGCCGTTCCTACGGCCAGCCGTCGATACCCAGGGCGACACTGCCATGCAAAGAGTCGGTGATGTGCTTGCCGATGAAATCGTCAAAGCGGCAAGATCATGACCACATTGGTCGAAGGTTTGAAGGCCTACCTCGAAGCACAGGTGCCCGCGATTGGCGCGGCTTACCCCGTTGTAGTGCCACAGGATGCGGCTTACCCAGCTTGGTCGTACCAGGTGATCGACGATGGGCAGATGCTCTCGCACAGTGGCGGGACGAAATACGCCAAGGCGCGGGTGCAGATCGACATCATGGCGAAAGAAACCGCCAGCCTGAGCGGGTACGGAGCAGCCCAGGGACTGGCCAGCCAGGTGCGCGCCGCGCTGGATGGGTTCAAAGGCAGCATGAGCGGCGTGGCTGTGAAATATTGCAAGACAACACTATCAGACGATTGGGCAGATATCCATGACCTGCCTGTCGCAAGCGTGGACGTGATCGTCCACTACAAAATTCAGTAGGAGACATTATGGTTGCATCAGTTGAAGGCGGCTTCGGCCTGCAAGTAAAAATCACAGTTACCGCGACCCTGACGGCCATCGCCGAATTGCTCGAAGGAGAAATCCCGGAATTCGAGAAATTCGTAGCCGAGATGACCCCTCACGACGCCACAGGCGGCTATGCCAAATACGTGGCGACTGGCAAGCGCAAAATGAACGAGTTCAAGATCACGCTGGGATGGGATTCGGACGATACGACCCACGCAGCCATCATCGCCGCGTTCGACAGCGATTCGTCTGTCAATATGGCGGTCGTCTCGCCTGATGGGACGGACGAAAACATCGCCTTTGCAGCGCACATTACCAAGATCGGCCGCATTGCCGACCAGGAAGATGGCTATAAGTGCGATGTGACCATTATGCCGACCGGCGCGCCGACCATTACGTAGGAGCAGCATGGATCGCAAACTTACCCGCAAAGATCTGACCGCGGCCTGGACGTTCCAGGTCGAGACCGTGCCCGTTTCCGAGCTTGGGGAAGGCGCAGTGGTCTGCGTGCGCCAGTTCTCGGCCGCCGATCGCGGAAAATTGGAGGTGCTTGGCACCCGCTTCCGCGAGAAAAAGGCTTACGACGAGGTGCCCAAAGTGCGCTTGATGACGTGCGCCCTGGCCATGTGCAATGACGAGGGCGAGCGCCTCTTCCAGACCACGGACGCCGATCTGGACGAGATCGGAAAGATGCCAGCCGCGGTCGTTGACCGCATTTTCGAGGCGGCGGCCAGAATGAACGGCCTCGAAAAGAAGGCGACCGAGGAACAGGAAAAAAACTCCGTGAGCGCGCAGAGCTAAGATTTGCATTCCGCCTGGCTCTGGCGCTTGGATACGCCGACGTGGACGCCATGCTGGAGTCGATGTCGAGCGCGCAGTTTACGGCCTGGATGCAATATTACGGGATCGAGCCGTTCGGCCATTCCATGATGGACGTGCACTTTGCGACCATTGAGTCGATCCTGGCAAATGCCAATCGCGCGAAGGGCAAACCCGCAGTGCAGCCCAAGGACTTTTTATTGAGCAAGCCCAGCCTGCGCCAAAACGCCCATGACCTATATGCCCGCCTGAAGAGTTGGGCATTGAGGAGCAAAGAGTAATGGATATTGCCAAGCTGATCGCCACCCTGGGATTGGATAACACCGAGTTCCTCGAAGGGCTCGATGATTCCGTTTCCAAGGGCAAAACAGTCACTCAAAAACTGGCCGATGTCGGGCAGTCTGTTGTGATGGGCATCGGCAGGGGATTGCTCGCCGCGTCGGTTGTCGGAATTGGGCTGTTTGGCGCAGCCACGAACGAGGCTATCGCGGCTGAGGAGGTGCAGTCCCGACTCAATTCGACCCTGGCCAATACCAGCCAGATCACAGGCGTCACCGCAGACATGGTGGGTGACCTAGCCGATCAGTATTCAAGCATGACGCGCTACGAGGACGACGTGGTCGCCTCGGGCGGGGAAGTGCTGGCGCGCTTCAAGGAGATCAACAGCGGCGTCTTCCCTGACGCGCTCAAATTGTCGATGGACCTGGCCACGCGGCTGGGCGTCGACGTGCCCGATGCGGCAGAGCTGCTTGGTAAGGCCCTGGCCGATCCCGGCACGGGCTTGATGAAACTCAAGGCCGCTGGTGTCGTCTTCAACGACGAACAAGAAAAAATGATCAAGAAGATGGCTGAGGCGGGCGATGTAGCTGGCGCGCAGGCCGTGATCATGGACATTGTGACCGCCGCGGTGGGCGGGTCCGCCGAGGCGGCAGGAAATAATGCAGCGGGGATGTGGGACCGCCTGCGTAATAAATTCGGCAACGTGCTCGAAACGCTGGGAATGGGGGTGCTGCCTGCGTTGATGCAACTGGGCACCATCCTGATGGGGTATCTCAATCAGCCCGCCGTTGCTGTATTCGTCGACAAATTGGCAAAAGGCATTGCCGACTTTGCCATGCAGGTTGTGACCTGGATCCCTGTGGTCGTGCAGTGGCTGCTCAACTCGTTCGGCTGGCTGATGGACAATCAGGGCGTGATCGTGGGCGTGCTGGCAGGCCTGGGTGTGGCTGTGCTGGCGTTTGGGGTGTCTGTTGCAACGGCCGCGTGGGCTGCGATGGTGCCTATGCTGCCGGTGATCGTCATCATCGCGGCTGTTGGGGCTGCCGCCTATCTGCTCTATGAAGCCTGGACAAACAACTGGGGCGGGATCCGCGACTACCTGATGGGCGTGTGGGAGCGGCTCCAGCCCGTGTTCAACGTGCTGAAGGAGTGGTTGAGCGTAGCCATCCCTGTGGCGTTGGCCATCCTGAGGGCCTGGTGGGACAAGACCCTCGACAATCTCAAGATGGTATGGGGCTTCCTGACAGAGTACATTTTTCCAATTTTCAAGGCGCTGGGGGATGTGCTTGGGGCTGTGCTGGGAGTCGCATTCAAGGCGATCGCTGGCATCATTCAGAACGTGATTGTGCCAGCGTTTCAGAAGATGTGGCAGTGGATCGATACCTATATCATGCCGACCATCCGCAAGGTGGCCGACTGGCTGGATGAACATTTGCGACCGGCCTTCGAGGCCATCGGCAAGGAAATCAAAGGCGTGGTGGCCTGGCTGGAAGTGCTGGCGTACCGACTGGGGCGAATGGACCTGCCCGATTGGATGACGCCTGGCAGTCCGACGCCCTGGGAGATGGGCCTGCGCGGCGTGAACAGTGTTATGCAGCAACTGTCGAGATCGAGCCTGCCGACCTTCTCGGCGGCGCTACAGCTCCAGCCGCAGCCGATCTTTGCGACGGGCGCCGTCGACGTGCGGCCGCGGCCGGTCGCCTCGTCTGTTTCTGCGGAAACGGCCAGGGGCGGAATGGCGGCCAATGACCCCATGCAAGAGTCCATCTATCGGATGCTGCGCGACTTGCCTGCCACGATTCAGCGCGCCAACCGTGACGTGCTGGCCAAGGCATCGAGGAAATAATGCCGCTGACGGATCTGATTGTCGAGATGGATCTGGGGGACGTTCTCCTGGATTCTCAGGGACGCCAAATCCTGGACTCGCAGGGCCGCACGTGTCTGGATAGCGGATGGGTGGCGGTCACCGGCGACACGACCAGCGAGCCAATCCACATCCGTCGCGGCATGTTTAGCGCCGATGTAAAAGAGCGTGTTGCGGACACCGGGAGTATGAGCTTCAGCCTAAACAACGGCCCCTCCAATTCCGCGGGCTTGATTGGCTATTATTCCCTCGATCATGCCAATCATCGTCATGGCTTTGGCACAGGATCCCAGGTGCGCGTCAACATGAAGCGCACAACCAACTACTATAAATTTCAAGGTAAAGTAGCAAGTGTAAATATCGAATCCGGTCTTCTGTCCGCCAAACGATCATCCATAACCGTACTCGATTGGATGGATATTGCAGCGCGCACGCCACTGCCTAGGATGGCTGTGCAGCAGAACGTGCGAGACGACCAAGCTATACAAATCATCCTGGACAGTATTGGCGAGATCCCTGCGGAACTGTCCCTGGCCGTTGGCGGTCAGGTCTACCCGTATGCATTCAGCGACGTGCGGGACGGTGAGACAAAAATCATGGAGGTCTTGAACAGCCTGGCGCTTTCCGGACTGGGGCGCATCTTCTTGCGCGGCGGAGTGACGAGCGGCGAGGTGCTGGTCTACATGTCGATTTACGACCAACTGGATATGTCATCCCCTGTGGCGCAATTCGATAATTCAATGCTCAAGGCAGATGCAGAGAGAAAGGCCTTTCAGCGCATCAAGCGAGTTATTACCCGTGTTTACCCGATGCAGGTGGACGCGAATCTCGCGACGCTTTACACGCTATCCAATTCGATCCGAATCCCGCCCAATACATCCGTATCATTTACTGCAAGCTACACCGATCCCGCCAGCCCTGGCAGTTCCATCGCGGCAGTCGATGTTCAGACACCCGTCGTGGACAACGACTATAAATTTTCCTCTTCAGATGGTTCGGGAAACGATATGAACGGCGACCTGGTCATCGATCAGTTCGATCCTGGCAGCTCTGGAGCCCTGGTAACTTTTAGGAATCAAGGCACGCGGGATGGTTATTTATGGATGTACACCATTCGCGGGCTTGGATTGTATGCATATGATCCACTTGACTACACGGCAGTCGACGAGACCATCCCAGAGGCAGAGGGAGGGACTCTTGAATATCTTCTGCCATACCAAATTAGCTACAACATTGCCCGCGATTTCGGTGAGGCGTTCCTGCGCTGGTACAAGGCTGACGTTACCAACCTTCCTACCATCGAGTTTAATGGCGGTCAGAGTGACACAGCTATGGACTGGGCCGTCGAGTTGGAAACTGGAGCACTTATTGAAGTCATTGAGAGCGTAACCGGAATTTCGCGGTACTACATGGTCATTGGATACGATATGGATATCCACAGCCGAAATAACATTCCCGTGACGCTGTATGTTGTGCCGACCCTGCCAGACGCGATGTTTTGTAAACTCGATGTGGTCGGGCGGTCCGAGCTCGATACAAATGCCATATTAGGAATTTGATTATGAACCAAGTACTCGCACGATTAAATTGGATGCGATGGATTGCCGATTGCCCCGTTCACGGCGAGGGAGTTGCAGAGGCAGTACAGCCAGGTGTCCCGTTTATATGCTCGCGTTGTTTTCCGGATATCTATGCCACCATCCCGGTGCAGGCGCCCGGCGGCGCCGTGGCGCAGATCCCAGACGTGGCCATGCGGCGGGCAGCGCGCCGACGCGCCACAGAAGCAGATCAAGTCTATGAGGTCGTTTTTCCGACCGATAAAGACGAGATTGAGGCTCAGGCGCGGGTAAGACCTTTGGAGAACGCCAATTGGATGCCAGGCATGACTGTGGACGACATGCGCCGAGAAAATATCGAACACGGAGTTGGTAAATAATGGCAGGTTCTGCGTGGACTAACCCATATACATTTGTACCATTCGAGGTGTTTACAGCCGCCAAGGCCAATGCCATGCAGGACAACCTACGCGCGCTGAAGGTGTGGACAACGCGCGGAGACCTCTTGTATGGGCATGATGCCGATCAACTGGAGAGGCTGGCCATTGGAGCTGACGGGAGTATTTTGAAGGTGATATCCGGAGTGCCTGCCTGGGATCAGCTTTTTGACAGCCGACAGGGTGGTAGCGCCACGAACTGGAACACCTATGGCACAAGCAACTACTCGCCTGGAGCAGTAATAATGCAAATGGGCGTGCTGCATATAAGCACTACGATATCATATTTATCCGTGTATTATGGTTCTGGAATAGCTACGTTCCCAACGTCATTTCCTGCGGTTCCGTTCATTTTGGTCTCTCCCATATCGACCCCAACTGCCGTTCCAGCGACTTTGTACACGTATGCTCAGCCAGCATCCAATCAGGTAACCATATACTTGTACACAACTGTCACCACAACTGTCGATATTGCCTGGTTGGCTATCGGGCCTGCGTCGTAGTAGGAGTTTCTTATGCCAAAATTCTCTGATAGTTCCTACCCCAAACTGACCGGCATCGCCAGGGCCGACCGCATCCACGCCGAGGACATGAGTCAGGTGGATCCGGCGCAGATCACGCGATACCTCGAAGCGCAAGACCTGCTCGCGGTCACATTTGGATTTGCCAGCATGGCAGTCAGCACCACGATGTCTGGAACGCTTACCCTGGTGAACGGGGATGGAGCCTATCAATCCCTGAACCCGAATGGGGCGAATCGCACGGTCAATCTACCGGCTGTTGGGGTGGACAATCATCCCTATCTGCTCATCAACTCCGCGACGGCTACGTATACGATCAATATCCTGTCGGGCTCGGTTAGCGTGTGTGTGTTGCAGCCAGGCGATGCGCTGATCCTGCTGTCGAATGGATCAACGTGGTACGTTATGGGGAGCGAGTGGAAAAGTCCCCGGGAAACCTGGACCTATGTGAGCGCATCGTCATTCCGAGTGACGGGTGACCGCCGCACTACCTACACAAAGGGCACCAAGCTGTGGTGGACGCAGAGTGGTACCAGCCGCTGGGGCGTTATCGTGTCTTCAAGCTACTCATCGCCGAACACGACAGTGAACATCTTTGTTAATACCGATTATGTTGTCGCGAACGCAACTATCTCGGCGAATTTCTACAGCAATCTTGAGAAGCCCGTCGGATATCCTGACCAGTTTAATTTCAGCCCGTCATGGACAAATCTGACGGTTGGCAATGGCGCCGTGGACGCAAAGGTCGCGCTCACGCCAACAACGTGCAAGGGATACATCACACTCAAGTGGGCCGCAGCTGCGGCGACAACCTCGATCTCCGGCGCCGTATCGATCGCGCCTCCGGTAACGGCTCTCGACTACGGAAACCCCTACGTGCCTATCGGGGCCTGCGGGTTGATCGATTGGGGCACGAGTCTGTATATGGGTTCTGCGGTGCTGAACAGCACGACGGCCATCGAGGTGCGGGCCATCAATGCGGCAGGAACATACGCGGTGTGGAGCTCCATCTCGTCAACCGTCCCGTTCACCTGGGGCGTGAATGATTTGTTGACGATTGATTTCGAATTCATGTGGTAGAGGAGGCATCATGCAAATAAAAAAGCCGACTGTGTTAGATGTGGCCTACAACAACCGCGGCACAAACTGGGCCGCGGCGCTGCCTGCGGTGGATGCTGTCATCTGCAAAGCGTCCGAGTCGATCTATGGGCGGGACACAGAATTCCCGTCCACGTGGCCGCAGCTGGGGGCGCTCAACCTTCCGCGCGGTGCGTATCACTTCTACCGCAAGGCCTGGCCATCGGCGCAGCAGGCCAGGAATTTCGTCAACGCAATCGATGTCCAGGGCGGGCTAAAGGCGGGCGATAAGCTCATCCTGGATGTTGAGGAGAATGGGTGCAGCATCACGGCCATCCTGGACTGCCTCTACAACATCGAGGTGCTGACGGGCATCCGCCCGATCCTTTACTCGCGCGCCGAAATCCTCAATGCGCTGTCGTTCGCGAAGTTGAGCGAGGCACAGCGGGATTACATCAAGTCCACGCCCGTGTGGACGGCTGGATATCCAGACGTCCCCGACGCGTTCGAGCGCCCGCCTGCGGCCTACACGCCCGACCAGGCGCGCTATGGCAAAGTCGTGTTGTGGCAGTACGCGGGCGACATGCCGCACAGCGTGCCAGGCGTGTTGGGCGGGCTGGATTTCAACTGGATCGATCCTGATTTCTTCGCCGAGTGGCAGTCAGCCACGGGCGTAATTAACCCACCCACTACAGGAGGTAGTATGTTTACAGGCAAGGTAACATCGGCCAATGGGCTGAAGATCCGCAAGTCATATCCAAGCGGCACACAGATCGGCCTGCTGCAAAACAACGACCTGGTCGAGGCCGACCGGATCGAGGCCAACTGGTGGTATCTCACCAGGATCACACGCGGGACGGTCAACATCCCGCTGCCTGGTCCTGTTGGAGGGCCATGCTGGGCCAGCGGTCAATACATCCTCAACACGACCGTGGTAACTCCGCCTCCACCGCCTGACGAGGATCCCAAGATCGTGGTGATCCTGGCGACCTATGACGACGGGTCGACACAGGTGTTCGAGCCGCAGGCGGCCTGATGGACAGGCTGACTGTCACCTATCCCAGCGGAGTAAGTCAACAGTTTGCGCCCGTTACGGTAGCGCCGCCGACCCCGAAACCTCTGGGCGAGCTGTGGACACTATCTCTGCGCGTCACGCCCACGCCCACGCAGTTTTTGCCGTGGACGCTATTCCCGAAGCCAATCGATGGGACAGGCGGGCAGTCCAACTACCTGAACCTCAACGGCCGACATCTGGCCTTCGAGCGTGCCATCAACAGCGCTGCGGTGATGCAGTCGCTGATATGGGATCACGGCGGCAGCATCTACATCGTGGAGCCAAAGGAAGCGGCGCAGGGCAAAAAGTGGTTTGACTGCACGTCCGTCCGCTGGCCGATGTTGTGCCTGGCTGGCCACAACCCGGACAAAACACCGGTGCGCAATCTGGTGAGCGTCCTGGAGCATTATGGCAATAATTGGGTGCGCGTCGAGGGCATCGCCTACGGCGCCGCGATTGATCCCACGGTGATCAATCACGTCAACACGCCCTGGTTGGTGCATCGTGTGTGGTGCGGCGCGGCGGGGCTGAATGACCTGCCGCACGGTGTGGGCTACATGACAATCTTCACCCCGAATGGTTTTGATGGGACGCCTGCGGATGGCAGCAGCCTGTGGTTGAAGGCTGAGGCCCTTGAGTCTCGCGTTGATTAAATCAGGCCTTTGGCTTTTGCCTGATTGAGTAACTCTAATAGCTTGGACAGGTCGCCAGTCTCTGCGTGCCCGAGGCTGGCGATCCTTGATTTAACATCGCCGCTGACGTATCGTCCATAGAGGGCGTCGGTGATGACGACAGAGTCGTGCATCATGTTCTGCGAAATGGCCTTGACGTCTGCGATGGTGGCGGCTTGCTGAATGGCGAAGACGGCGTGGCCGTGCCTGAGTTTGTGCGGGGAGAGGTAGGGCAGGCCCGCGCGGTCGCACAGGGCGCGCAGGTCGTCGCTGATGACGTGGCCGCGGCCGACGACGGCGATGGGGGTGTCGACCAGGCGCAGGCCGTCGCGGGCGATGTTGGCGTACCACATCGAGTCGGGAGAGTCGCCGCGCACGCGGGCGTCCCAGG